AGCTTGCACCATTTGAAACGGCGGCTGCGGCGGCTGAACGGGAGCGCCTTTAATGGCTGGGCCAACCTGCTCGGCAAATTGATTGACCGGCGTGACTACGTCTCCGGGACCAGTCTTCACCATCTCAATCTTGTCAGGCGTGGCGTATTTTTGAGCAAGCTCATCGGCCATACGCGTATCGCCCACAACAAGAGCTTTTTGAATCGCCTCCCGTTGTTCGCTAGGGATAAGGTCGTCCAACGCATCAACCAACGTGTGCGCCGCTTGCACTTTAAAGCTAGCGCCCATCGTATCTTTTTCGGTTGCTTGGGCAATGCTGTCCGATTTGCGTGCCGCTTTCAAATACAGATCAGCCGCTTCACGACCCAATTGTTTGCCAAGCACATGCCGGTCCAGCATGGACTTGTTCAAGCTATCGATGGCGTTCCGGTTTTCAAGGAACCACGCTCCATGCCCGAGTTGCCCCATCGCGGCCTGAATCGCATCCACGTCAAACTGTTTGACGCCGCCAATGTTCTTGACCAGCGACGGCGATTTCGGCAGGATGCCCGCTTCGCCACTTGCATCGACCGGCGTCGGGCCTTGCGGCTGGAACCCCTCCACGTAATCCGGCGACAGTAGCGTGGCCAGCGATTGCTTGCCCGCTCGTGCCGCCTGGGCATCTGCCAGTTGCTGTTGCTTTTCCGCCAGCGTGGCTTGTTCTAGCCGGCGCTTGGACGCATCCGCCTGATACTGCGCTAGGTTACCAAGCGACTGCGCGACCGACGACGCGGCTTGCGACCGCATCTTGGCCTCGCTCAGCGCCTGCTGCGCGGCGATGTCGCCCCGTTGCCCAATCAGGTCAGCAATGGCCCCGACAAACGGGCTGCGATACGGCGTGTATTCAAAAGCCATGCGTCATCCTAAGCGGTGGCATACCCGAATTGGCGATTCCACACGTCGTTCTGCCAGTTGCGATACTGATTGTAGCCCTGTTGGTACTGCGCCCACTGGTTCTGATACTGCCGTTGCGCCGCATCATTGCTCAGTTGCCACTGGTTCACCCGCGCCAGATACGGGTTCTGATACTGCGTCTGGTAGTTGGTGTTGTAGGTGTTCAGCCCACGGGTAAACGCATCGTTGTAGAACTGCGTGGCCGTTTGCTGGCCCAGCCCACTCAGCGCCTTCAGCGTTGCGCCGCTGTGCAGCATCCCCTTGGCCGCTTGCGCGTTCTGGGTCGCCTCGATGCCCTGCTTCAGCGCAAACTGATAGCCGGGGTCTTGATACACCGATTCCCACGTCGGGCCTTGGAAGGCCGGCGCGTTGGGGATTTCTGGCAGCGGGGCCGAGGTCGGCACCGTGGGCATCTCGCCCGTGTATTGCTGGTTCAGCGGGGCGTTGAGGTCAATCGACCCGCCCCCGCCCAGTTGGATGCCCCACTGCGACGGGTTACTGATGACGCCTTCATTGCCGGCAAGGTTGGGGTCTGCGGAGGCCGCACCCGTGATGAGTTTGGTCTTCCAGTAGTTGTTCCACCCGACGCGCACTTTGCCGTCGCTGTAGACATCCGGCGTGGTGGCCTTGCGAACCCAATACGCCACATCGTTCTGGCTCGGGTTCTGGACGCCCTTTTCCGCAAACGCCGCCCGGACCTGCTGTTCAATGTAGGCGGGGTCAAGATTGACCGACGTGCCGTAGTTGGACGACGACCCGCCACCTGACGCCGCGCCGGCTCCACTTGCGGCAGACGGCCCCTGGTTTGTGTAGCCCGTCTTCAACGTCCCGTTGGGGTTAAACCAATCGGGGTGCGTTTCCTTGAGCGTCAGGTATTCAAGGCTGTTCCCGATATTCTCCAGATGCCGTTCAGCCGCATCGCGGGACGTCAGATTCGGTTCCAGTTCGGCATCCGTCGCCTCACGCCCCAGATACTGCTGATAGCGCAGGCGCATCCGCGCCGCATATTGCTGGCGTTCGGTTTCGCTCAGGGTGCCCAGATTTGACGGGGAATTCTGTTCGGGTTGTGCAGCCATACCGTCCTACTTGTTCAGGTAATCGCGCAGCGTCGAGCCGCCAGCGGGACGCGTGGGCATCGGCCCCGGCACGTAATCGGGAATGGTGTATCCGGGAATCTCGGTTCTAATCGCCGCCCGCGCCGGTGCGCCAATCAGTTGGCCCAATGCGCCGAGGCGCTGCTCACGCGCTTGCAGCAAATCGTTGCTGGTCTGTTGATTGGCTCTCCAGCGGTTGTAATCCAGCTCCTGGCCCGAGCGCCACATGTCGTAATTGGACCGCTGCGCGGCTTCTGCGGCCAGTTGCGCTTCGTAGTCCTTCTGCGCCATGTACGCCAGTTGCGCACGATTAGCTTGCGCTTGCTGGTCGGAAGACGCTTGCGACGATTTGGCCTGCTGCTTGCCGGAGTACAGATTTCCGGCGGTTGACGCGGCCATTAGTCCAACAGTGACAGGGTCCATACTTGCTCCAGATGAAGGCAACGGGCGAGAGGTCAGTGTCATGGGCGGCGGTGGGTTTGGCATCACTTCCCTCGCACGTCAATTTCGTAGTGGTCGCATTCAAACTGAAACACCGGCCCCAAGGCCCGCACCAGTTTGCGGCTGCGGTCTGACGCCACCATGGCCCAGACATGCGACAGGCCCAGTTCCCGTGCGCCGTCTCGCACCAATCGCAGTAACCGACGCCCCACCGAGGCTTTGGGAGCCGTAGACCTGATCCACACGCCGTCCAAGTGCCACTGCGGATAATAGGCCGCACACGCCAGAATCTCGCCGTCGCGCTCGACCACCATGACGCGTGCCTCGGGGTCAAATGTCCGCGCCGCCGGCCACAGCAACGTGCCGTCCAGTCGCGCCCATTCCTCACGCGGCAGCACGCGGTGTGTCATAGCAGGCGCTCCAACGTCACTGACAAATTGTAGCTAATCCCGCCGCCGGGAATCACACAGGTTGTGCCGTATGTCACCGCCGTGCTGACATCCGGGTCAATCACCATCACCCCGGACGTGGGGTCTGCCAACGACGACACTTCGACGCCCGTCAATGTTCTGACGCTGCCGTCGCACGTATACGACACGGTCAACTTGGCCTTGCCGCCCGCCATATTCAGGTCCGTGTGGTAGCTAATACGGTAGAGACCTGTCTGCGTATTGCTCGCTGCCGGCAACAAGACTTGTCCCGATAGTGCCGCCGTCACGTTCTTCTGGTACGACGTGGTCAGCATGATGGGGGCACTTTGCACCCGGTCAATCACGGCAGTCAGCCATTGCGACCACACACGGTGAATCTTCCGCGCCACCGTGAGTCCACGCGGGGCTTCCAGCACGTCCGTCAGCAGCGGCTGCGGCGGGAGATTAGGTAGCGCCATCCGTCACGCCCTGGATGTTCGTGCCCTTCACGTCCGCATTCAGCAGTCGCCACGGCACCGCATCGCTGACCGTAATTTCCGGCACCCACAGGTTCAAACTGGACCCGCAGGCATACCACACCACGCGCTTGTCATATTCGCCCGTCAACCCGCCACTGGCTGACCGCTGCGGTCCCCACGTTTTGACGTTGGTGCTGGTTCGCATCAACACCGTGGCGGTCTCACCCGAGCTGGCCATGCCGGGTTCCAGCAACACTTCCAGACGGCTGACCACCATGCGTTCCATGCGGTCAGCGCACGCTAACGGCGGCGGAATACGCAAGCGCCGAATATGGTTGCCGTCGCATTCTGTGGCCACGTCTGTCGACAGCTCACAAATCAACCCGTTGTTACGGTCGCCCACCAAATGGATGCCGTAGACAAACGCGTGCCAGCGCGGAGGCCACGCTTCATATTGGAGCGTGTTGCTGTTCCACGACCCGCGCTCGTGCCACAGACCCGTGGTCATATCGAAGACCCACGTCGCATTGGCTCCGGGGAACGTCAGGACGTAGAACACATGGCCCTGCTGCTGATACGTGTAGCCTTCCGCGTCGTCAATGCCGACGGTGGCCGCATACCGCGCAATCGCGGCTTCCACGGCATACGTGGAAATGCGTTCCGGCAGGTACCCGTTGGTCATCACCACGATGCCGCCACCGCTGACGTTCTGCGACAGCCACACCACCTGGTCGCCCATTGACGTCAACGACCACGGGGCGGCAATCCCGTAGCGGAACACCGCGCCCGGCACCGGCTGGAACGGCGCATCGAGCGCCCCGCTGTAATACCAGACCTCGCCCGTCTGTTCGCCAATCAGCCAGATGAGGTTTTTGCCGTCCACGGTCATGGCCAGCCACGGGTCCGGGGCAATGCTGCGCTGCGTGTAGTTCAGGGGTTGCCACGTTGTCGCGTCGTCCGTGTCCGACCAATACAGCGTCTTGCTGTCGTTGTCGAACGCCAACACCCGCGCTTCAATCATGTTGACCTGAAACGCGGGCACTTCCCCGTGCAACACCGTGTGGGTGCCCGATTGGGTGCCGGACGTATTGACCGCAGACCCGCCCGCCGTGGTCGATACTTCAAACGCGTTGGCCGTCAACCCTGCCGCAATGACGTAATAGATGGTGCCAACGTTCAGACCCGTGGGCAGTGCGCCGGTCGTGTTGAACATCACCACATCGCCGGCCACAAACCCGTGGTCGGTCTGCGTGATGACCGCAGGCGAGGCAATGCTGATGGTGACGTCCCCGGACGTAAACAGCACCGGGTTGGACAACGGGGTGGTCGTCCACGGCGCGGTGGTGGGGGCCGTATCGTACAAATACAGCTTGCCGCCGCTGCACACGGCTAATTTGTGGTCGGTATGACCGTCCCACACCATCTGGGCGGGGTTGTCGTCCACGGCCAACAACGCACTGCTGTTGAGTTGCGTGGCGCTGTTGTCGCCGTTGATGCGAAACAGACCAGCTCCCACCACGGCATAGCAGGAGGCGTCGATGGCGTACAGCGCCCGACAGCCCACGTAGTCCGTGTTGACATAGGTGCGCCACCCGGGTGTGGGATAAAGCACGGCGCTGTTGGCTGCGCCGGGAGCCTGAATTGGCTCCGGATACCAGTTCACGGTGCGCTGGGGGTCAGCCAGCGGCGACTGCACAGGGTCCGACCCAAAGACAAAACCCGGATACCGCGCCATTACGGCCCCACAAAGATGTTGTAGAACGGCTTGGACTGGTTGGTGACCGCCGCGTCACACTGCATATCGGCCAGTCGCTCATTCATCCGCTTGAAATTGCTTTTGGCTTCAATGGCTGTTTGCATCAACACGGGCGACGGTTGCAGCGAGTAGTCCGGGGCCAGTTCCATGGCCAGATTGTCGCGCAGCGCACGCAGATACCCCGGCGGCAGATAAATGTCGTCGTAGAGCGCCAGCGTGCTGATGGGTGACCGATAGTAAATAACGCCTTGCAGCGTGGCACTGGTTGGCACTAGCCAGAACGTCAGGGTGCCGTAGCCCGTGGTGTCGTAGGTCGGGCTGTAGTAATACGCCGTGGGATACACCGATGTCAGGTTCTTGATGGGCACGGCAGCCCAGGCGTCGTCCGTCAGGTTGTTGAGGTTCAGTTCCGGCGGCAGCGTTTGGCTGGTGTCTCGGACCTTGACTGTGATGTCTTGCGGCAACAGCGGGCGCGGGATATTGATCTCAGCACCAGACCCCACCGTGTAAGACGCTTTGTTAGAGGTCAGCGTCCACGTATACCGGGACTGGATATACGTGGTCAGACGCTCGTTCTGCCAACTCTCAATCATGTCGTTGAGACGTTGCAGACCGATGTTGATATCGTCCGCGCTGGGCGTGGCCCCGCGTTCCACCACCAACAGGCGTTGCAGGGCCGCAGTAATCAGGTCAGCCGCTGTCATGTTTTAGACCTCATAAAGCGCCACCAACTGCGTAGCGGTCGTGCCCGTGCTGTTAATGCGAATAAAGCGCACCGGCAGAATGTACCCAGACGCTACCGACAACACCGCGACATTGCCGTTTTCCAGTACACAGGCCACCGTGCCAGCCCCACCAACATAAACCGCATCGCATGGCACCGGCTTGGTGACCGTGCCAGTCGTGCCGTCTACGTTGACCGTATCGCTGGGCGTGAGGCTGACGCCTTTATTGTAAACACAATCAAAGCGTTGGAACGGGAGGATGGTCGCGGTCGGTTCTTCCGTGGTCAGGATGGCGTCACTGCCGGCAATCAGAAACGCGCCAGACGTCGCTATCACCACCCGCAAGGCCAATGGGGTGGCGGGTGCGCCAGTAATGGTGACCGAGCCAGTGGCTGCATTGAGCGCCACGCCTCGCGTCAAAAACACCGACGCGCCGGTAATGGCAGATGCCCCGGCGGTAGCCCCAAGTACGCGTGAGGCCCACATTCCCGCATCCACGCCCGTCACGCTATACGACCCCACGTCTGTGTTGAGACGACGTGTGGCCAGCGTCTGCGCCGACGTGCCTGTGATAGTGACTGTGCCAGCGGCTGCCGCCACCAGCCGTGCGGCCACGGTCAAGGCCGATGCGCCCGTCACGCTAAACGCGCCTGCCGTAGCCGCTACGTTTCGAGACGCCACCGTCGTTGCGGCAGACCCCGTGACAACGTAATGGCCTGCCAGCCCGTCAAGCAATCTTGAGGCAAGGACTGCCGCCGCGCTTCCCGTCACCGCAAGACTGCCGGCGATGGCATCTAACGAATACCCCGTGACTGCCGTGTAGGCGATCAGGACGCCGCACTCGTTCAGGATGGCGTCGGTGGCGTTGCCGGTCGGGCGGCCCATGCCTGCCGCGGGGTTGCTGGGGTACGTGGTGCTGGTCGCGGCAGTGTAGTAAATGCCCGCCCCACTGACAGTCCCCGAGCCTGGTGTGGCTGCTGACGCGTTGTCGTAGATCGTGTCGGTACTGATGCCCGACGCGTGCATCCACGACAACCGTGCCACCAGCGATTTCCCGGTGAGGTCCACGTCGCCGGTCGCCGCGTTTTCAATGGCAAAGTTTTCGATTTTTGAGCCGCCACTGCCGTTCATGCGCCGAGCGCCCGTCGTGGCCAGCGGTCGCTCGTTTACATAGATGCTGTTGCCGGTGCCGTAGCCCGAGTTGGTGGTACTGGTTGTCGTGTCGAACGTGTTGGTCGAATTGGCGTTTGGACGCTTGGCCGTGATGCGAATGTCGCCGGTGTCGCCACTCGACCCGTCATCGATATAGATGTCGTCCACCCACATGTTCCAGTTCGCGCCAAAACCAGACGGCGCTTCCCACGAGACGTTGTTGGGTGCCGTGAGGGTCAGCGTTCCAGACGACGACGACACTTCAAGCACACCATCGAGATAGACGTCGAAACTGAACGTGGTCGCATTGGTAATGGTGTAGACCAACGTGATCCGATACCACGTATTTGCACTGATGGTCGTGGTCCCCGTGACGCCGGTCACGCCATTTATCGCGGCAATACGTAGACGTCCGGTCGATTGCAAGCCAACCTGAAACACGGCCGAAGTGGATGACGTGCGGATATAAAACACGCCGCTGGACGCGGCGGGAACCGCGTCGAACCGCCACCAGAATGAGCATCGTCCGGCGCTTCCCAGTACGCCCGGTGTTCTGGCGCTAGCGGTGACGGCGGGACTCCCTGTCGACAGCTTGAGTGAGCGACTACCCGTGTGCGACTGATCGCTGCCGCTGGCCACCGTGCCGCTCGTTGACGAGAAGAACGACAAGTCCTGCGTGGCGTCGGTGCCCGACTCCATCCAGATGGCACTGGCCATCAGTCAGCCCACCAGTTCGCGGGGATCGTTTCGCCCACGTTGGCCGTGAGCACGGTCAGGCGCAGCGGGTCGAGCGAGAACACATGTACCGCTACCTGATAGTGGCCATCCGCGGATTGCCGCAACCAGTTCGTGACTGCGGTCTCTGCTGCGTCGATGGTGTGCGGGTTGGTCGGGAGATTCGACCACGGGAACACACGCGCGCCTTGCGACCCATCCTCGAGTCGCAGGGCGTCAGTGTCGATGCGGATCGAGCGAACTGGTGGCATCGCCGCGTTATTGCGGTGGTGGAGTGGCGTGGACGCCCAGCCGTCCTGGTTGCACGCGCCATTCAATGACCCGCACCCCGCAGGCCCGACACGAGACGACACGCATCGTCTCAGTGTTTACGTCGAGACGCTGATTCTCCGCGTCCGCGCAACACGCCCGCATTAGGACACCGTGAACAACGTCCCGCTGGAGACACCGCTGTTGAACTTCACCGTCAGCGATTCCCCATCGGCCAACGTCAGCGCACTGCCGTAGTCCCAATACCCCACCAGCGGCTTGTTCGGGCTGGTTTGCGTGGCGTTATACAGCACGACATACCGGAACGGCCCAATGCTGCCGCCGCTGGCCGTAATGGTCACGTTGGTGCCCGTCACGGTCACGGTGCCTGACGTATTGCTGCCGCTATTGGACGTGCTTACGCCGCCCGACGCATACCCGTTGCCCGAGCCAATCTCGGTAATGTCGCCCAGCACGGTGTTGGCGCTCACGCTCGGCGCGGTATTGGTCAACGCGACATTGAGCGTGTTGGCCGTGGACCCCGCACTGCCCACCACGTCATGGAACCCGGACGACAGGTCACCAGCAAACGTGTTGTATTTGACAAAAGTGGCCATGTCCCGTCTCCGTTACACCGAATACAGCGCAATCATGGCAGACGCCGTGGTTGACGTGCTATTGACGCGAATGCACTTGATGGGCAGCAGTTGCGCCGCACTGGTCGTAAACAACGCCGTGGACCCATCTTCAAACACCGCCACCACGTTGCCCGGTGCGCCGATGTAGATGGCATCTGCCGCCAACGGCTTGGTTACCGGATTGGCCGAATACGTACTGCCGTCAAAGTTGACCGTATCGCTCTTGGTAATGGCGATGGCCCGGTTGTAGACCGTGGATACCTGTGCAGCCATACGGCTCTCCTCTTACGCCTGGAACGTCGCCGTGGCCCGCGCACGCCTTTTGGGCGCAGGCACATCCGGCACATGGTCGTTGGTCGCCGCATCCGCCGCCGCCGCTTCGCGCTGCGCGGATTCGCTCAGTCGCTGGTCGGCATAATGGCGTTCTGCTGCCGCATCGGCAATGGCCCGCTGATGCCGTTCTGCATAGGCCAACGCCTCGGCGGGCGTGGGCCGCCATCCATTGTCCAGATGCCGACGCATTTCTGCATCGTCCCGCACAATGAGGTAGCAGCGACGACTCCAGTTTTCATCAAACGGGTCCGATACCGCCCACTGCCCGTTGTCCCGCTGATGGGCCTTGTAGAGCATCGCCGGAAACGGTTGGAACGTGTCGGGCTTCATGCCGCCTTGGCTTTGCGGCGTATCCCACTTGACGAATTCCTTGTCGTAGGCCGACTCTCCAGTTCTGACGACACCCATGTCGATCCCCTTGTCTGACAGAAAAGGAGCGCACCCGCCCTATTGCGGATGCACTCCTTCGTTGTGTGATTAGGCCCAGGCCGGCGATCCGACCATTGCCGTCGCGCCCGTGGGGCCGACCGACACCCAGTAGCCGTTGCAGGCCACGAGCAGGGACGACATCGCCAGCGTGGCCGAGAACGTGCCCACGTCGTACGACGCGCCGCCGTTGCCCAGACCGCCAGAGCAGGTCACCGTGTGCGCGGCCTTGCCGTTCGCCACGATGTGCAGGTACATGCCGTCCTGATCCTTGGTCGGGTTGGCCAGCGTCATCGCCAGCGCCGAGGTGCCGTTGATGACCGCAATGTTCCACTGCGCCGTGCCAAAGCTAATCGCGCCCGCCGCCGAATAGCTGGTCAGCGCCGTGGTCATCACGTTCGGCTGGGTAGTCACCGCTTGCGGAGCCGGTTGCGCGAAGTCAGACGGCAGTCCCGTCGTCACGTTGGCCGACGCCACATGCGCCGCCTGCACCGTGCCGTCCAGCCCACGCGTGACCGGGATGGTCGTCCCGCTCACATACTGCTTCGCTACCTGCATCAGTTCGCCGTCAACCTCAATGAGATTGCCCGCCGCGAACCCGGTGCCAGACGCCACCACAATTGAGGTGGCCGTCGAGGTCACCGCCGAGGACAGAGTCGTTGTCGTCAGAGCCATGTGTTCTCCTTAGCCCCACACGCGGGCAGCCAGACGCGGCTGAATGGTGGCCCACCCGAGCAGGATGTCCAGACGGCTGGGATTCTGGTCCGTGGCAATCTGGTACTGCTCGACCATGCGGATCGAGAACCCGAGCGCCTTGCTCTTGACCGTGGTGGCCGTGGCACCCGCGCCCGGCTTGACGAGGTCCGCCATGACCAGCGCAAACGCGTCCGGGTGGTAGACCAGCGACTGCGGCGACGCGGTGGTCGCCAGCGTGCCCGAGGCAGCCGCGGTTGCGCCGAGCACCGTGATGGTGGCGTTGTCTGCCGGCGAGGCCGACACCGTCTGAAGCGCCCCCGACGTGATAATCGACGGGCTGATGCTGATGGTCATCGCGCCCGACGTATCCGAGATGGTCGAGGTCACGACAAACTGCTGGAGACGGCCCGTGTCGGCATACGACAGCGGGTTGACCGTGTTGACGCCCGCAATGGTGAACACGTCACCCTTGTTCAGCGTGGACGCCCCCGACGCCCAGCCGTCCGTGATGATAGACGAGCCGGTCTGGCTAGCGCCGTTGACCAGCGGCGTGGACGACGTGAACGTGCCGGTGGTATGCACCAGCTTGTTCGGGTCTTGGTACCACTCGCCAATGCCGAGTTGGTTCCGGCCAAACATGCCGTTCTTGTAGTTCTCGCTGATGGTCGCTGACGGGTTGAAGATCGTCTGCGTGTTGGCTACGAGGGTCTGCATGGCCAGCGGGTCCAGTACCGCCACGCGCCCATCGAGCGGGGTCGCGAGGTCGGTCAGCTTGGTCATCGCCTGCAAGTAGGTCAGCGTGGCCGTCGGGGTCGTGCCGGGGGTGCCGACCGACGAGTAGATGTCGCGGACCACGGTGTTGAACCCGAGCACATCAACGGCGTTGGCCAGCGATTCCGCCGCCGGGCTGACGTAGCGCTCACGGATGTTGTCCAGCTCCGTCGTCGCCTGGGCCGACGAGTAGCCAAACGCGACGTTCTTCTGGTTGGTCAGCGTAATCGGCACCGTCTGGTCGTAGAGCGCCTGCATTTGCAGACCCTGACCGTCGGTGACCGCAAAACGCTGAGGCAAACGCGCATTGACCGTGTTGCCCACCTTCGCGCCGGCCTGCTCGTACTGGTCGTCATACGACCGATTGACGTTCGCGGCGAACTTCAGCGCGTTGATGTAGCCTCGCGCCACTTCCTTCGTAACCCACGTCGGGGTTGCCAGTGTATTTGCCATGCCTCGTTACCTGCCGGCTCGTTGCACACGGTCGCGGTGATTGGCCCGCCGGATGTATTCCTCAATGGGCAAATCGTCCGACAACTCGTTGTCGTCGCCGGCGCTAGGCGCACTCCCCATCGGCTTAATGGGAGGCTTTGCGCTACTAATAGGACGCGGCGTCGATGCTGGGCCGATGGAAGAAGCAGCATCAAGCCGACCTTGCAGTTTCGCCATTGACCACCGGAGGTCATCCGGTGATTGCAGCGAGGCGAGGCGCTGAAATTCGGTATCGAAGTGTTCGGACAGATATTGCAACAGGCGCGGCCCGTTGTCTGCCCGCAGGACTTCTTCCGCAATCGCATTATACACGGTTGCGCTTTTGCGTTCGTCGGGCGTCAAGGCGCTCCACGGTTTCAAGTCCAGCAGTTCGGGCCGAATAGACGTTTCAAACGTCGGGTCCGACGCTTGCGCCTCTCGCCATTGCTGCTGCCAGTGCCGCACCCGTTGGTCTTGTTCGCGCAGGGCCAAGTCTGCGGCTTGCCGCTGCAAGTCCTGCTGCCGCGTTTCCTTGATGACCTGCCGCGCCGCCCATTGCGCCTGGGCGCGGACAAACGCATCGTAGGTCTCAAACGCATCCAGCGTCGGTTCTGGATCGGTTCCGTCTCCGGCTGTCGGCACGGCCTGGCGCTGCTGCTTGGTCAATTCCTCGCGCAGCCGCTGCAATTCCGCCGTTTCGGCTTCCATGGCGCGACGCGCTTCATGCCGCTTGGCGGTCAATTCGTCAATTTCGGCCTGAATCGACTGCTTGCGGGCGTCTGCGCCGCGCTTGGGCTTCGGGTCAGCAGGCTTCTCGGCCTCGGGGGCCGTAGACGGCGCATCCGTGCCCGCAGGTGCGGCCTCAGTCGCCTCCGGTTCCGGTGTCGGGTCCGCCAAGGCCTCCCGCACTGATTCTTCCGTTTCTCCCGTGGACGTCACGATGAAATCGCCGTCCTGTACCGTCACATCAGCCATACGGTCCCCTTAGCGTGCTTTCTTTGGATGCAGATACGTGCCGAGATTGTTGTGCGGACGGGTGCCTCCAGGCTTCCGCCCCGCGCTCGTTTTCGTCGCCGGTTGATGCTTCACGCCGTCCGACTTGTCTTTCACATCCGGCTTGCGCTCTGGCAATTTCTTGGTCGGCGTCTCCGCAAATTCCTTCAATTGCTTCAGCGACATCGATTGCCGCAAATCTTCGGCTTTCTTGAACGATGCGCCGTGCGCCGCCGCGGCCATCACCCGCTGTTGCGCTTTACTCGTGGCCGGCATCGCGGTCCTCCCGTGCGGGCGTGGGCATCGTGCGTTGATGCGCGTGTTCCCGCATCTGCGTGTCTGACTCGTGCATCGCGTCCAGATGGTGCGCGTTCAGGTCGTGCTGCCGGTCCATCGCCGCGTCATGCGATTGCTGCACCAACGTCTGCGCTTCTGCCGTTAGTTGCGCCTCGACTTGCTTCAGTTTCAGCGTGGCTTGCAGTTCGACCGCCGCCAGTTGCGCCTCGTTCCGCAGGCGTTGGACTTCAATGTCTTTCTCGGCGGCCAGTTTGGCTTCTTGCAGCCGCGTCTCGTTGTCCAGCCGCGCCTTTTCCAGCATGGCCTGCTGCTTGACGGCGTCGGTCTGGAGCTTCTGCATGGCGTCTTGCAGTTGCGACCCCACCGCCGACAACATCTGCGCCTGCTGCGCGAGTTGCTGCTGCAACGCTTGCGGCGATTGGTCATCCCCGCCCTGCAATTGCGGCGGACGCATCTTCTTGAGGTCTTCCGCCACTTCTTCGTGGCCCGGCCAATCCTGGAACTTGGCCCAGTAGTAGGACAAAATCGGCACCAACGCAGGGTCCGACTGCATCAGTTGCCCGAGTTGGTCGCTGCCGGCCTGCAGGCGCGTCTGGTAGGACTTGCCCACCGTGACCGTCACCGCATAGCGCCCCTTATTGAGGTCGTAATGCTTCATCGCCGGCTTGGGCGCGGGCATCGACATCGGCCCACCCGGCAAAGGCGGCGCACCGGGCGGCATCTGACCGGGCATCCCGGGCGGCATCATGGCCGACACGGGCATCTGCGGCGGCACCGGCATGGGACGCCCCGTCGTGGGATGCTCCACATACGGCTGATTCAGCATGACCTGCGCCGTGACATCGTCCTTGCCGCGAATCTGCACGACACGACCCGGTCGGTCGTAGACGCGAGGAATCAGGTCCAGAATGACCTTGGCCTCATACGTCATCGAAATCTGCGTCAGGTTGTCGAGGTAGTTGCTATTGCCAACATCCGACTGCTGTTGCAGCGCCAGCACCGCTTTGCCCGACCGTTGGCTGGACACTTGGCCCAGTGTCGGCTCAAAGGCAAACGTGGCGGAATGCACGTAGTCACGGGCTTCGTGAATAATGGCGATGGCCGAGGAAATATCGGCGCTGGCGGCAATGCGTTGCGGCGGGGCCACCGGCTGACCGTTCAGGGTGGTGGGCTTGTAGCGCAGATACGGGAAGTTGCGCGTCGAGGATTGCAGGAATTCCTGCTCATGCCCCTCTTCTTGCCCTTCCGCAATCAACCACGGCTGGCGTGGAGCCAAGGCGGCGGTTTCCACGGCTGACGACACGCCGTAATTGAACAATCGCGCCGCATCTTTGGCCGGCGAGATGACACCCGTCCATCGGCGCAACCCGTCGATGTTCGCTTCGCGCCCAATGACCGGCACAATCGGGATATATTGCCCATCCCAGTCCTGCCGGTCGAGGATTTCCATGCCGTTGAGCTTGAACCACTCGACTGTGCGCTCGGCCACCTCGCGTTCGAACACGATGTCCACGTTGTCGCCGAGTTCATCCTTCCAGCCCGTGACTTCGCGCCCATCCGGCGTGCGATACAGGCATTTGGTGCGCGATTGCTGCACCACGCGCCAGTATTCCATCACGCGCACCGACCGCTCGTTCTCGTCGTCGCTGGCAATCCACCGCTGAAACGAATCGCCCAAGCTTGAAAACTCTTGGTCGTCGTAGGACGCCACCTTAGAGTCAGGAAATTCGCGCTTGAATTGCGAGAACGGCATGAACCCGCCGACAAAGCAGTACTGCATGTCGGAAAAGTCGGGCTGTTGCGCCATCGGGTCAAAGTACACCGCGCCCTGGTTCAGGATGCGGGTGATGACAATCTTCTGGTCGGCCAGTCCGGGGCCATCCGTGTCTTCGTCCGCCCACACCTTATCGATGCGGTACGCGCCACGTCCGCATTTGACCGCCCGCTCAAAGGCCCAGTCTCGGGCCAGCGAGGCGCGGGACTTGGTTTCGATGTCGCGATAGAGGTCTTGAATGACTTCGGCGGTGGCATCCGAAGCGTCTTCACTGACCGGGTGAATCTGCACGCCCAGATGCGAGGCTTTCTGCTGGTTGATGAGCAGTTGTACCGGCTGGTCCAGCGTGGGAATGGTCAGCATCGGCCTGGGCGGGACCGGCACGCCGTTGATGGTGACGCCACCGCGCTGCTTTTTGACTTCTTCCGGCCACGGGTCGAACTCAAATTTGAGATCGTCCAGTTCCCGCTTCATCTGGTCATTCAGCAGGTCAACCGTGTGCGTGAACCGTTGCCGCGCTTCGTTCAGGACTGCCGTGTCATTCCGTTCGCTCATGCGCGTCCTTAGCTACTCAGCCACCCGCCGTTGGTCTCCGCCCCGCCCGAAAAGATGGGCTGCGGCGTATAGTCTAGCACCTTTGGCAGACGCATCTGCGCCCGCCCCGACACAATGAGATACCGGGTGGCATCCATCAAGTGGTCGTGGGCTTTCACGATGCGGCCTTTGTCATCCCGGTGGTACTTGCGGAATTCCGAGCGCCAATTGTGCAAATGCGCCTGCACTTTCAGTCGCCCGGACACCAGCAGGTTCCACACTTCGGTCAGCCCCGCCTCGACGGCATTGACCGCCGGGTCCAGGTGCAGGCCCATCTTGGCATACACCTCCATCAACTGCCGGCCATCGATCTGACTGCTGCCCAAGCTGGCGGGGTCAATGACGCCGCGCATCCAGTCGCCTCTGGCTCTCACCGCGGCGGCATGACTCGCGGGTTCGCCTTGGGCCTGGTAATGCTCATCGTACAGCGTCACGACGCCCGATGCCGGATTGATGGCGCCCCACACCACCGCCGTGCGGTTCCATCCCACGTCCATGCCGTACGCCTTGGGCCATTCGTCGGGAATGGGCGCGGTCGGCACAATGACATCGGATTCCGCAATGGGGTAAATCGCGCCCGACCCGAGGGCCGGTTCGCCTTTGGTGCGGGCCGCGATCTGGTACAGCGGCGTCGTCGCCAGCAGGGCTTTCTGCTCGTCTGCGTCCAGATGGGGCACGTCTTCCCAGCCGGCTTGCACAAACGTCTGCATCTGGTGGGCCACGTCAGATTCTGGCTCCAGATACCCGCGCACCACGTCGCTCATGCCTTGCAGCGGCGTAAACGTCACGATCACGATGCCCTTGGTCGTAATCGTGCGGTACATCAGTTCCGTATACACGTCCTGCGGCGGCTCTTCATCGCACCACACCACGTGCTTGGCCGTGCCTTCAAACGACGACCGGCCCTGTTCGTAGCTCTTGAACGACAACACCGACGTGCCGCCTGACACATGTTTCACGTACGCCGTTTCAATCGCGCCCGGCA